TCTCCCCTTCCAATACGATAAAGTTTGCGGTTCTCTTCAAGTGAAAAGTCAATGCTCCGATAATCGAGGTCATAGTCAAACTCTTTCATTTTTTTAGGTGAGGCCATTGCTTATAGAAATCTTCCGTGACTTTAGGATCATGGTCTGGATGATGTGTACTATTGATTGATGGTTGCCAAGGTTTCTTAGACCTGTTGTTAATAACAATAAATCTGTCAGCAGCGAATGTACCTGCAAGACTGATTTCTATGTCTTCACCATCAACCCAATTCATACTACCATCTTTCTTGGTATGTTCCATGAGTCTTTGGATCTCGTCGATCATTTCCTGTGTAAGCTTCAATAGTATTTTAGTAGATGCACACATTATAGCACACAAATCTTAACTTTGACTACAATATTGTAACGAACTCAACATAATTAGTATAAAGTTATACACCGATGAACGGAAGAGTGAATAAAGTAGCGATGATGGCACGAGTCATGAAAATCAAGCAAGGCATCCATGAACATATATGGTATCCTTACTGGGATGATGAACAGCGTGCTGCAGCACAGATGGCATTGAACAACGTTCTAGATGTATTAGACGAATATTGGGAATGATATTCCCTCATGTTTTAACATCTCTCCAATTAAATTCATTTTATCTACATATCTACTTCTGTAAGGTTCTTGCGAGTATGGTATGTAGTTTTTCTTTGTAACCTTATATTGTAAGAAAGTATAATCAAATTGATATCTATGACATAGACGATTGCTAGTGTCACCTAGTCGTCTGTGTTGTACTATGCTATTGTCAAATATTAATAAGTCGTCGTCATTTTCCCACCAGTAATCGTAAGTATAATTTGCCAAACCCCACTTTAAATCATTCAAGAATCTTACAGACTCTGATTTACTCATACCCTTGACACCTGTAACGGTATTATATGGATAATGTAATCCTTTTATTCCTGCAGGACTCTCTATTACCAGAGGTATCTCTGTAGGTTCTGGACACATGTTCTTATATAAGAATAGATTCTCATCATCTACATTTATCTTACCTGTCTGGAAATCATGTGTGAGAACCATTTCATCTAATTCACTACGGAAACTCTCACTAAGACTATAGTAGTATGGTGTAGTAACCATGAAACCTGTAGCACTGTTACACATGCCACGTTCACCCATCAATGCAACAGCAGGAGTAAATGCTATATCACCACTCTCATTACTATGCCATAGCAACTCACCATGACCAAAGAGTCCTTTACCATCACCACATACTCTAAGCATGTTGCCTGACTTTGGATTGTTACCACCAACTTTCCAAAATTCTAATATGATATTTTTGTCATGTTTGCTTACATCTGGACTTTCCAAGAGAGTTTTAAAATCACCCTCTGCCCATGGATATTTTGCAAACAACGTTGCTGCATAATTTTGTCTACTTCTGCCCCATTTTTTTATAACTTGATAGAATGATCTTTTATCTAAACCAGTCTTTCTGATAATCATGACAAGTTTTTCCATCTGTAACTTGCCAAGATCCATCCACTCCTGCCTAGACAGGTTTTTAAAATCTATATTGTCAACAAATACACCATATCCCTCAAGATTAGGGATATCAGTTATGCGGATCATAGTATTTAATTAGTGCTCCTGCTGCAGCAATGAGTATTACAATGATAATAAGTGCGGTCATAATTAATCTTGGGGTAGGGAATCTATCATGTTATATACGTTTTCTTTTAATTTCTCATAAAACTGAGGTCCTATCTCATCTGGAGGCATGCCTAACATTTGTGCAGCATTTTTTACCTGATCTACAAGTTGTTTTGCATCAGGATCCTCAGATAAAATAACACGCATGTACATTGTCTGCTGAAGTTCAATCAAGCGAAGCATTTTAGTAAGTTGATCTCTTTTTTGTTCTACATTTAACATCAGACCCATGCGATTGATGTCCATGTATAACTCTTGCATATCGTGCAATTCTTTTTGCACTACCTCCGACTGAAAGAAATTCATAGGTATTGTTGTTTGATGATACTCTTATATTTACCTTTATCTATGTGGATAAAGGGTTCGTATTTCACCACCCTGTTTCTGAGAGGTTTCCATACTATGTCCTCTTTGATGATCTTATCAAAGTTTCCAACAAACTGGAAGATCTTATTAAAGATTGCCAAAGTTTCTAAAGTTATTTTACCACCTAAGTGTGCTTTTAGCAACGGTGGGTGGACTCCATCTATTATAAACAAATTATCAAACTTCTGTGACATGTCATGTAGGGTCATCACGTCCTCTTTAAATCTGTATGATAGTGATTGTTTTCTCTTGAGATATTCCTTGTAATTGTTCGCACCCTCTCTTACTAACGTAGCAGGATATACTTTATCCTCTACTATCATATTGGCAACAAAAAATTCGCGTAACTCGTCCTCTTTGAAAGTTCTTGCAAGTTTCACAAAAAAGAATTTATCTCTGCGACTATCGAACGAACCCTGCGATGCTTTTGCAGCGTTACCATATTTAAGATAGTCGTATGAGTCTGTAGTGAAATGAAGTTTCAGAGAGAGGTACATCCTGTACACCTCTATTCCACTCATAACTTTAATATTGCTTTAGATGTTCTCTTCATGTAGTTTAAACGCTGTGCGTCAAACTTTAATTTCTCTTTCAATGGTTTTGATATCAACTTACTGATACCATCCATTTCTATATTTTTGTCTTCACAAAACTGTACGATTGCTTCGATGTAATTTAGATCAGAGTCCTTGACAATCTTCTCTATCTCCACCGAAAACTTCGCTGCAGTCATAAAATTCTTTTCAAAGATGTCATCAACTTTACCAGTTGCCATAAGCACTCCTGTAGGCGTCGATGTACTCTTTGAGTTTTCTAGCAAACTTAAACTTGTCATAAATTTCAAATACCTGTGGTTCACCTGTCTCACAGGCGATAATGGTCACGAGTTTCTTGGGTATTAATCCTGTCAACTCTTGAAACATTATAGCATATGCTGTCTCCTGTGCAAAGTAGTCATGTATCCACTCTTCACGTTTGTACTTACTTGAGGTTTTAAAATCTATAATTGCTAGTTCACCCTTGTATTCTGCAATACAATCGACTCTTCCTGCCATTTTTAATAAACTAGAAGACAATGGTGCTTCTAGGGCATGAATGTTATCAATACTATCTAGGTAGGGTTTAATCTGGTAGAATAACCCCATGGATAGTGGGTCATCAGCATACTTACTGATTGACTCATTACTAAGATATAATTCACATAACTTGTGGCACTTATTACCACGTGTAGATGCACGTTTAGATATTTTATTTGCTTCCTCTTCACCAACCTTACGTCGCCACTCCATAATAGACTTCTTCTTAGAATGTCCTATGACAGTAGTAACAGAAGGGTAGTAGGAACCTTCAACGAGATACCTTCTACCCTCCTGTGTAGTTGTTGCCTTTAGATTTGGAAACGAATGTATATTTAAGTGCTTAAATGCCAAGATTTAGTTTACTAATAAGATAAGATTTCACTAGACCAGATCTCACGATATCGTCTATACCAAACTCAATACTTTCAAACTCATCCATATCATCAATGATACGTTTAAAGTCCATAATACCAGTTTTTTCGTGTGTCTTAACAAGATCACTCTGTGCAGCATCACCCGCAAAGATAATCTTACTGTTCACACCTAATCTAGTTATAATACTATCTAACTCGTGAAAATTCAAGTTTTCAGATTCATCTACTAATATTATAGCATTATCTATAGTTGTTCCACGAATGAATGATGTTGACCAAAATGATATAGTATCCTGTGCCTTGAGATTGCCATAGAGCATCTCGAATGATGCATCATCAGGCATTTCAAACATGTATCTTACCATGTTCTTGTATGGTATCTGATACAAGTTTGCCTTGTCTTCATGGTCGCCAGGTAAAAAACCAATCTCTCTTGTTGGAACTAATGACCTCACGATATACAGTTTAGTATATGGTGTAGTCTCATCAAGAATACTTTTGAGTGCCAGATACAAGGTAATGAATGATTTACCAGTTCCTGCTGCACCGAATAAAAACAGATGCTTATTATTCTGCCATGCCTCATACACCTTCTCTTGTGATGGTGTAAGAGGTTTTATGTCTAATAAGTGGTCTGCTCCTATAGGTTTGCGTCTCATTTGTCTGGTTGATAGTCCAACCATAGTTGGTTGCTTTTTGCTTTTTACAGGCATACTAGATTTTGTCGAATTTAGCGTATGGGTGGTGTTTCTTCACGTTGTTCAAACGATCCTTGAAACCTTGAGGAAGTTTGTTTTGATAATCGCCTACTTCCCTGACAGCAGACATGGTGCCTACTTGCCAGTTCTTTTCCCAATCAGGATTTTCTGCCCTCCACTCCTCATATCTTGAGATAGTAAGGTTCAGTTCTTTCTCTTCACCTGTTTTGTAATTTTTTACTGGATACAATGGCATACTATACACTCCAATTCATTGCTGTTGATACGATGGGAAAACATTCTATAAAAATTTTCCTACACTCTTCTGCAATGTCCATGTGTTCTTTTTGCGTTCCGTGTGCGGATCTTAATTCTATATAGTGAATCCATGACCGAACACTACCTGTCATGTATATACGGGTCGGTGTCGCTAACGGGAGAACAAATCTCGCACATTCCTTCGCAACACCCTCACGTATGAGTTCGTTGTAGAGATCAAGTCCCTCAGCGAAATACCTCTCAATCTGCCCTTGTAATGCCTTTTTCTGCTCATCTGGTATGTTGTCAATACTGTTTTGTCTATTCTTACTGTCCTGACTACGTAACTCAGGAACCTCAATTTTACCTAACATGTTAGTGTTAGCATATCGTTGTGAAAACTCCTGATATGTAAATGATCTGTGTCTTAATATCTGTGCTGCTATACCTCTAGTCGTCTCAATCTCCAGAGTCATGTGTGCTTGCTCGAAGACCGACCAATGCTGATGCTTTATGCAATAACCTAGCAAACCACTTACGTTTGGGTTGTCTTGGTTGTTCGGATTGCTCACTCTTGCCACGTAACCCATCTGCTTTTCTGCTTCTGGTGTTACTGTAATTAGTTTTACGTTCATCTTGTTTTTTAATCATTTTTGCATACCATGCTTCTTGCTTGGTATACCAATCAGGGTGTTTCTTCGCTCGTTTTATTAATTTTTTTGCTGCTTTTCTGTCTTTCATGGTGGTATTTAAAACCTCTCCATTCGTTCAAAACCTCATCAGCTCGTTTGGGGTAGATGAAGTTAGCGTTATAGTAACTAACAAAAGAACGCATAGTATTGCTAAGAGACGTCCGTTCATACATCCTCAACAAGTCGAGTAGGTCTATATTACTATTTATTCGTGTGATCATACAGAGCGTCGAAGATTTCGTCAGCAAGTTCGTCTAAGTCTGTAGTATCAGACTCAAACTTAAAATCGTCAGGTTTTTTGTTTAGTGCCTGACCCGCTAGTTTTGAGATATGACTTTTTATCGAAGAGGGGTGGAGAAATTCCTCCGTTACACCATCCGATATTTTTGATTCGTTTTCCATCTCTGAGTTTGTCATAGTAGCAGTTAAATACGTCCATTTTCACACCCATTACGACATCATAATGTGGTACATCATCTTCAAGATAGGTGACAATCCATGCATTTGTAGGCAATTTCTTGTCCTCTGCCTTGTCTTTAGAGCAGTCAATATGTAAGAAGGTAAGTTGATACTTGTCGGCAACTTCTTCTATTTCCTGATTACCCTCCCAGATCATCCTCTGTTGCCCCATTGGATTGCAGGGAATGCTTCTTCGACAACTGCCTTAGTTACACGATACTTAGATTGTATGTCTTTATTACATGCAGATACAAGGAGGTTTGCCTCATCCTCATGTAGACCCTCTAGGAGTTGCACAAACAACTGTTCACGTCTCATACCCTTCAGAGTGCTGTCTCCTCCCTTAAAATACCTGTAGAGACCCTTATACTCGTGATCTAGACGAGTGTGCTCTGTCCCTGCAGGAGCATCGTTTGCTTTAAAAGGTACTTCACCCTCTGGTAGTAAAAACTTTAAGGATTCGTCAAAGTTGATGATTAAGATTGCACGTAAACCATTATTATTATACTCTTGGAGTAACTCTACCTTTTCTTTTTTAGTTTTGGCAGATGATACTTTTTGGAGTATTTCTGTTAACAATGCATCTTTTGGTAATTTTCTTGGTGCCATTTCAAGTCACAGTTTGTATATTATTATATCAGTCTTCGTCATCTTCGTCAAGTAGTGCATCTGGATCCATGAATCGAACTGCTAAGAGTTCCTCATTCACGTATGCACCATTGCCATCTAAAAATTCTGGATGAAGATTGTTCAACTGACGTTTTGTAGTGTGGAGGTCTACGTTTTGTTTGTATAACCATCCTATAACCCCTCCTAGTGCAAAGGTAAGTAACATACCTATTGCTGAAAAGAAAAGTATTACATTAGTTTCCATTGTGCTCCTGTGTTAAGTCTATTCTGAGTCGAATCGACCATCTAAAGAAAGAGAAGGTGCGATCAAACCAACTGGGTGTGACTCTCCTCCTGCTTCTCGGAAGCATAACTTCTATGCCTTTATTTAGAACGTATTCCTTTTCTTGGTTTTTTTGCTTGTTCGTAGTTCCACGCATCATTTAGTATTCCATATAAGAATTTTCTTATCTTACGAGCGTCATCCGTATTGAGATTAGGATATGCTCCTCTGATCTCTTGACCCCCATGTTTTATGTAGTGGTCTAGATCGTCGATTGTGCAGGATATGTTTCCTGCTGTGCCAGATTCTACAAATCTGGTAACATCACTTTTCTTGTATTTGTTTTCTGCAAGAAATTTTGCCATATTGAACGTATTACGACCTCGTTTAAGAATTGCTCGGTCATAAACCTCTTCAATAATGTCAACTAGAGTGTCTTCTGGATCCATCTAAAAAATTGTGTTCTTTAAGGTATTTTACAGTATCAGTGCAACCACCTAGTTTTACACCATTTAGTTGCACTTGTGGAAACGTAGCATCTCCTCCAAATTCTTCTGTGAAGGCAAATCTGTCGAAATGCTCGTCTAATTTATATTCTCTATAAGAGAACTGGCACAAGTCTAGCACTTGTTTGATCTGATCGCAATATGGACATCCATCTTTGGAATAAACTGTAAAGTTCATGGAGTAAAAGTAGAAATAAATGCTGCGGTAATTAGCAAAGCACAAAGACCTCCTAATACTTTATAGTATTTGCGAATAGGAGTACCGAAATACTGCTGTCCTATCATAAGGCATTTGTGGGCGGGTGACAAGAGGTACCCAGAATATTCTGTTGCTAAGAACCAGACGAGATATTTATCACCGAAGATCAATACAAGAGCAGATGTCATTCCTGCATATT